TACATTGATTTTGCTTGCATACAGATTTTTAACACCAGATTTTCCACACTGATTCCAAATAGAGTTTCTTGCAGAGACAAGCTCCCATTCGAGTGGATCATAACCATGTGCATTAAGTAAAAATTCAGGATTTTTCAAGTTTTCTTCATTAATCTCAATAAGTCTATCACTTGTAAAAGAACCATCCTTATTTACGTCTATCTGTTCTTTATATCTTGGAAGTGAGAGAGGAGTAATTTTCTCACTAAGATCTTCCATTTCTTTTCTTCTTTTTTCATCAAAATACTCTTTCACGAATACGCTGCCATATACATTGCTACAAGCGTTCCTAAGAGTATTGCGAGATAGTGGAATAGAATATTGATCAATAATTTCAGTCCAATCTTTATCTGAGTTTCCCTGTACTTTTGCAGTTATTTCGGCAAACGAAGCCTCATACTGTTCGGGTGTCATTCCATAATCACTTATTCTTTTTTCGAAATCCATAGGCGATCACCTACTCTGCGTCATCTGCATCCTCTGCAGGAATTACATCTAACTCTTCCTCAGTTTTGATCTGAACATTTAGCTCAATATACTGATTTTTCATAGCGTTAAGAAGATCAACAACAAATATTTCTTTTTCGTCACCATTTTCATCTGTATATGTAATTATGGAACAATCATCAGAAAGTGTTCCTTTAATAGATAATTTATCGGTTGTATTACGTTTAAATGAAAGTGAACTCTTCATTTTTTTCTTCTCCTTTTATTCATAAAATTTTTTTAAAATATAACTGAAATATCAGAAATAATTTCATCAACAACATTATATTTTTTCAGCTCTTCCTCAGTGAGATACCAGTCTTTAGATCTATTTTTATTGAAAGTTTTCTCATCAATAGATGTACGCTCAAGAACATAAGACTTCATATCCTCAATCTGTTTCTTATAATTTTTCTGTGCAGAATCAATTTGTTCCGCAGTACCGGAAAATGATGCATTTCCAGAATGAACCATCATTTGAGTATGTTTAAATGCATATCTCTTATGTCCGGACAGAAAAATAATAAATCCTGCTGACATAGCTACTCCCATAGCAACTGTAATAATTGGAATGCGCGAAGCAATACATAAATCTGCAAAGAAGTTTGCCTGTTCAAGATCTCCACCGAAAGAGTGTATTAATAAGCGAATCGGCTGCAGTTCGGAAGTTGGTATATCTTTTTCGGCAATATTTAACTGAATAATGATTTTTGCAAGTTCAATTAATGCATAATCTTCTTCAATTTCAAAATCAATATAGAATGTTCTATTTTTTCGATCCTCCCAGTAGGTATATTCTTCTGGAGTAGGAACATCACTTTCTTTTGTTGTCCCAACAAGGGATAATGGTAAAATATCCATACGTTTTACCTGCTTTCCTTTTAGTCTTTTTAATTACATAAGATCTGCAAGCTCACTAAGCTTTGATCTATAGTTATTTTTCAATTTGACACATCCAAAACTTTCGTTACCTTTGAACACGTCAATAAGTCTATTCATTCCGATATTTTGAATATTAGTGTCTTTCTGTTCAATAATATCTCCCTCATAAATCTGTTTGCACCCAGACTTACAACGTTGAATTATTGTTTTTAAAGTATAAACATCTAAGTTCTGTGATTCTGTTACAAGACAAATACTATCTGATTCAAGTTCTATACCTCGTATATTTGCAATTGGAATAATATCTAACATTCCACGCTCAACCATATATTCTACTTGCTGCATATCACCAAATTTTGATGCAAGAATATTTCCAATAGAACCATAATAAAGAAGCTTTGTAAGATGATCACCTTTTTCAAATCCAAGCGTCTTTGCATTTTTTAATGGCTCATAAGAATAGATAATGTAGCATTTTTTAAATCTACCCTTTTCAATTTCTTGCATAATATAATTAAGCGGAAGAGTAGTTTTACCTGAACCAGCCTTACCGTATAATACTGTAATATCATTAGTGTTAATTGAATCCATTGCAAATGCCTGAATATTATCTAATGGTTTTAATGTCCCAAACATATTAGATTTAAATGGCTTGCATCTAATTGACTGATAAGTTTCACCATCCCATTTTAATGTATCTACTTCATTTCCATTCTCATCCTTAAGCAGTACATATTCGTTTATCAAAAGATTTAATGTATTTTCATTAAGATGTTCATAAAAATAAGCCATCTTTTCTTCTGACAGACTTATTTCCTGGTATCCTTTATAATAATCAAAATTATTTTCAGTCGCACTTTCAACATCTAGTTCAAAAATCCATTTAGCAATTGTTTTACATGCAAGATCATTGGTAACAAAAATAGCATTTTCAATTGTAGAAGCACATGCACAAATCTGATTATCTTGGGAATTTTCAAGACCTTTTGATTCAATAATAGATAGGATAGAATTGTCTGTTACAACAACTTTGTACTTGTCAGTATTTTCATCTAAGATATGTAAAATCTTTCGTGATTTATATTTTGTTTCTTCATCTTTATTTCTTGATACTTTAATATGCTCTAGTTCTTGAAGGGTAGTAGAGCTAATGTAAAAATAGCTATCTAATACATTTTCTTGTAATGCTAAAACAGCATTTGTATCATAAAATTTTACTTTTGTTTCGATGGTAAATAACCACCTTTCTTTAAGTATTTCGCCTTATGCGATATATTCAGTTGTATTTTTCTTATTTTAATTTCTCCACTCTATCTGCATAGTAATCCTCAATATACCTCTTGTTTCCACAGGTTTTATAATACCCCACATGGTATCCTCTGAAATTCATGTACCCACCTGAGTATGGCTTTAAGATTTTCTTATCAATAAGGGTCTGAATACCCTCCTTTGTAATTGTTTTAATAACAATACACACCTTTCATTCTAAATTTCCTCGTAGAAGAGGATAGTAATTGCAGGAGACAGATTTGAACTGCCGATCTTCAGAGTATGAATCTGACGAGATACCAAACTTCTCTATCCTGCGTCAATTTAAACCACAACTGGACCAGTTACGTAGCCTAGCCCAGCTGCAGTCGCAATTTGTGAATGGTCACCCATACACTCACCTCACCCCTGTGAGCTGTTTGTACATTTTAATTCGCGAACCCATATTTATAACGCGCATTCGGCAATAGCGCGAGGGCCTACTAACACAACTCTGTGCTTTCACGTTATTCTCCCTATACGTGGAAATTGTTGCACCTTTGAAAAACCCTTATTTTTATTGGCTTTATCAAAGGTCAAAAATTTTTTTTTCGCAATCTTAAGACCCAATAAAGTTATTTAAAAACTTATTTTTATCATATTTGTATAAAATATTAAGAGTTTTTTTGACATATTTGCTAGGATTATTTTTCCTCTGCTCTGTAAGTCCTTTATTAGAACTTATACCAATGCTTATTTCAATAAGTCTATTTATTGTAATCACATTTCTAATTCGCATTTTTGAAATTTCATTTAATAACTCATGAAACTTATTAGCAATTAAATCATAGTATATTTCTGTATCACTACAAGATAATTGCAAATTTTTTATATAAGAATCATAATCTGCAATTAACGTCATAATATTTGAAATTTGATAATTATTAGGCTTACCTTTCATCTTAATAAAGAAATTCTCAGTAGGAGTAGTAACCTTAGTGCTTGCTCCCTGGATTTTATCTAACCATTCCTGTAACCAGTTCATTGGGCACACAAGATCTTTATTGATTCGTCCTTTTAATTTGTTCTTGGATTCCTCAATATCTTCTTGTGGAAGCTCTTTGCCATCCTTGGTCACAGCGATTTCTCTTGTGTATTTCATAAATTCAGGGAAGTCACACTTTTTCATTCTTTTATTCCCATTCTTATCAATTACTTCTTTTTTCATTGACATGCATGGAAGTTTACTTATTCTATCAATCTCTTTAACACCATCAATTTCATAAAGCCTCTTGCAGCTGTCGATTATTACTTGCATCTGTTATGTCCCTGGCTCTTTATCCAGGGCAGCTCCGAATTTCTCCGGAGTGTCGGAACATATCTTTGCCCACATCTTATTTTGTTTGGGCACTCAGCGCTCGTGTCCATATTATTAGTTGCCATACTGCAATGATTGTTCTCTGAGCCTTCCGGTTACTTTAACTGGCTTTCACCGGCTTGGTTGCTGATTAGCATGAAAAGCTTTCCAGCAGTTCACTGAGTATTTTTTGAACGAAGTTTCCTCCGAACCGGCCCATTTAATAACAAGCCAATACTGAAAGAATTACGAAATTATCTGATAGCTCATCAAGTCTTTTTGGATCTGGACTATCACCCTGTAATTCACTCCAGTAATAAGTCATGGCAAGCTGTGCCAAATTACTAGAATATCCAATTCCGATTCTTGATTTAGAAAATGTATTATCCATACGTGCATATTCTGATTTGTTACTTTTATAAACCACGCCACTTTCTTTTAAATCATTAACAATAGTAGGGTAGTGTTTATAGCAATAAGCTGCACATCTTACCATAGTAGGCTGATTTGTGGCTAAAACGAAGTCACTGTCAAAATCGCAACCATTTAAGCGTGGTTGTACATCAGTACAAATACAGTTCACTGCAGCAATATTTGAAGAAAATTCAAAGTATTTTTCCATTTCATCACTGTAAACATTGTGAAAATAACAAATATTATTTGGGGAATTATGCGGATTGCGAAATGCACATAGAAATTCATCATGTTTAAATCTTGTTGTATAACATTGAATAGTTCCAGATTCTGGTTGAAGGGTAGGATCTTTTGTAAAATCCTCACCAACAGAATAGAGTAGAAGAGCGTATGGATTACCACAAACAGTTAAATTATCTCCGTTCACAACAATCTTGCCTTTTCTAAGCTTATGTACATATGCGGAAATAATTTTAGACTTCTCATGCCTGAAGAACGTACTGTTGCCAAATTCATGGTTGTGATCATATAAATCAGCCATCATCTCATAGTGGTTTACCTCATTAGCATTTTTTCTTAAGAATTTTTCAAACTCATCATTATCTTGTTTCAGTAACTCCACATATTCAATACTGGTGCTTGCAATATCCCTTACATCATCTTTGGTGCATGGGAGGGTATTAACCATCTGATAACTGAGCTGTTGGTATTCTCCAAGCTTACTAGGATGATCACTTTTTACGACACCGAACACGCTGCCATCTTCATTTACTTTTTTACACCAATACTCATACGCAGATTCTAATGAGCCGCCCATCAAATCTTTGAATTTTTTCCATTTAATGGCATTGTCAGTAGTGATAATCTTAATGTCTTTCAAATAATGCCAATGACCAAACATGTCTTGAATCTGATATGTTTCGTAATCATTGCCTGTTTTTTCACACCAATCTTTAAAAAATAACTGTATATGAGATTTAAAACCACACATCTTAAATAAATGGTGTCTCATCAGAGCCATGCCGTTGATTTTAACAGTCCATTCCGGATTATAAGCATTTCTGCAATCTTTAAAATAATCAGCTTCGATCAATCCCATACCATCCCAAAGTGTATTCTTGACTTCAGTAACCTTCTTATCTACTACACATTTCTTACCAATTCGACCCTTAGAATCAATGTAATCTTCTGCACGAACAATGTTAGCCATTGTCTTAAAAAATGAATCTTGGTCCCTAAGAATGAGAATATCCTCTACAGGAATATACTTAGTTCCAACGATGGTAGATGTAGTAAGTGGAGCATAGGCAGACATCTCAACAATTTTTGCATTGTCATCTGTCATTAGTTTTCCAAGTCCGATAGTTAACCATTCGTAAGCCACTTCATAAAGTTCAGAGTTTATAAAGATAACCTGTCCAAGCTTTGCTTTAGCACTGGTTCGAAACAACATCTCATAGTGAATTGTTTCTTCACTTTTAATAGTGCCATCTTTATTCTTAGTTTTATAAGTAACATCTACACCTTCGTTATAGAATTTATCTCTGATTTGCTCACGCTTTTTCTCATCATAGAGATCCTTGTTATTCTCAACTTTCTCCAAAGTGTATTTAAGACGTTCCTTTAATTCGCC